ATCCTTCCCCTCAGCTTTACCTTGCTCATAAAAGAACTTAGCAAACTTGTCAGGGTTCATTGCCACGGCTAATGACTTGTGGTATCCAACCGAATCGTTAAGCATACCATCCTCATCTAAGTATTTATTTACAAAATTTTGAGGTGATTGATGTTTATTTAACAACTCACTTGTTTCCCCCGGCTTGAAATTAACTTTTTTGTCTCCATCAACAGTAAACTCAAAACCTTTGAACTCACCTCCGAAAACTTCTGAAGTCTTTTGCTTATACCAATCGGCTTTACGCAATATTTCTTCTTCCTTAGTCTTAGCCTCACTAACATACTGCTTATAATCCTTTAACTCTTCTTGTTCGTTCGAAGAAAGGGATAACCCACTTGACTCAAGGGATGTTCCATATTTTTCTTTTTCAGCTTCAAAATAATCTTTGGCCTTAGCAATAGTTTTCTTTTTTAAAAGTTTAACCTTTCTAACATCAGACTCCTCGTCAAGGTCTTCATCGTAGAAGTAATCTTCCATCATTGAATCAATATCCTCTGCGTCTAGTCCTTTTTCTGTAGCGGTTAAATACTCTCTTAATAATTTATCAGGGTCTTTTGCATCAAAGTCTTCGTTTAACTTAACAAAGTCTTTTATGCCTCTACCTGTTTCTTTTTTATATTTATAATAAGCGGCTACGTCTTCAGGTAGCTCACTATTTTCTTCTCTTGCTTGAGTTAGGTCGTCAAGAGAATTAATCTCATTTCCGTACCTGTTTCTCATAAAAGAAAGAACCTCCTCTTCTTTTAATCCACTATCAACAGACTCTGACTCAATAGGCTGTTTTTCAACAGATTCTATATCATTAGGTTGTGTGTCGTCAAGTTTCTGTTCGTGTTTATTAAGTAATTCTCCTTCAACTTGTTGTACCGACTTCTCTTCAGCGTCAGAAACAATTTTTACATTTGTGTATTCCATATTTAATTTAATTTATAATTTATCTTGGATTGAATTCTGCTAAATCAAATCCATCTAAACTATCCTCGTTTGATTCAAAATTCATTGGAGGTAAGTTATTTTTTCTTTGATTTATCATTTCACTTTGCTCTGTATTTTGCTGACTAATCCTACTAGCCTTAGCATCTTCTCGTTGGTCTTCTCTAGCTGATATACTTTCCATTTCCATAGTTCTCAACTGCATATTTAAATTAAACTCCTTATCCATAAGCACACCTTTTAATTCAGCCTCTTTTTGAAGTTTCATTATTTGACCTTGTATGAGACTTTCATTTATTTGCATTTTAGCTTGAGACTCCATTTGAATACCTTGAGCTTCAATTTGAGCTTGAGCCTGTTGCTGTTGCATTGCTTGTTGAGCCTGCATTGCCTGTTGCTCTGCTACTAATCTATCTTCACGCTCTTGCTTTGATTTTCTTTTTAATTTTAAAAGTTGGTTTGCAGTCTTAATGTTTCTAAGCTCTCTTATGTCAATAGCATCCTCTAGGTCTATTCCCCCCTTAGATAGAGCCACTTGAATATTTTGCTCTAACTGAGCTTTTTGTTCTTCATCAGGTGCAACCTCTATAAATATACCAAAGTCATAAATATATAGGTCAGATATCTCTCCTAAGATACTTACATTATATTTTCCAATTTGGTTTATAAACTCATCCTTAAAATCAGCATACTCTAAAATATCTGATATCCTATAAGTTAATGCCTGAGCAAATGCTCTGTACATATATAAACTTCCTTCAAGTATATGTCTTGTAGCTGTGTTTGAATTTAATGCCGCTAACTTCTGAACACCAACCAAAGCATTAGGGTCAGGAGAACTTCCGTCTCTAGCTTCATTTAAGCCTGTTACAGAGCGAATCATCCCTAAGTAATGATTATAGTTACCTATAAGCATTTGTGTCTTAGAAGCTCCCGAACTGCTTGTAAGTTGTGTAATAGGTACTTTACCTTGATTGTAGTCGCCATCTTGAGTGTAGCTCCTACCAACAACACTACCTGTTTGGAAGTATAATCGTAAAGCATCTGCAGGATTATAAGCATTACCTGTACCCAAGTCTACTTCATTTAATCCATCGGCATCAATAAACACACCATCAGGAACAACCTTAGATATAACCTGCTGAAGTTTTAAATGAGTAATCTGAATAAGGTCAGCGAATGGTATCATTCGTCTAACCAAAGATTCAATAACACCCTTGTACATACGAGGTGCTACCGCTACATAATTTGGTATAGCGTGCTGAGATGCTGACTTAGGTCTAACCATATTTTCAGCCATCTCCCACTTCAATAATATGTTTGTACCCATAACCATTATACCCTCATACCATACATCAATTGTTTTAGATACCTTTTCAAAGTTTCCTTCGTTAAGCATATCTTCGGGTGGATTAAATGTGTCATCCTTTTGAACCATTTTTATTGCACCGGAATCATTTATCTTTTTCTTATAAGTAAACGTGTTTGTTGTTTTGTAGTTGAAGTACATTAAAGTACAAGTGTCTCTATAAAATATATCATTATCGTAATACTGTGCTGTATTGTAATAATCCATCCACCCCTGTGAGCTTTTAGAAATTATTTCTAAATCCTCATTAGTCAAAGATTGGTCAATTTTCATTAAATCTGTAATAGGAACTGTCTTAACCTCTCCCCAATAAAAACAATCTTTAAAGTGTGGGTCTTCAGTATAACTGTATACTACATTTGCAGGGTCTACATAACTAATCTTAACTCCTGAACCGGGAAGAAACTCGTGCTTACCTACAGAGATACCTATAACTGTTTGGTCATAGTCAAATCTTTTTCTAGTGTCTACATAATGATTGTCTTCAAAAATAGTATTAACAGCTTGCTCTTCCGCAATCTCAATTGCAGGCTTGTAATTTAACTGCATATACAAAGCCAACTCCTCATCTGATTCAGGTAATTCTTCAGGCGAAGTAACAAAAGGATTTGCTCCTGTTTTTTTTTGAATTGTTTCTAGAATAGGTTTAGCAACCATCTGTCCTTCAATAAGGTCTTGATACTTGCTTCGTTTTTGCTGAGACATTGCGTCCTGTGCAAAGGCTTTAACTTTAAATAATCTGTCAGACATCCCATTAACTACGATATCTACGAATTTAGGAAGTATAGGAACAGGTGTCCAATCTAGGTTAAGATAACTTAAGTCCCCATCTATTGCTAATTCGTTTTTATATTTACCAACAGGTTGCTCCCCCCTTGCGTAAAGTCTAAGCCTATGGAAAGTTCTCCATTGGTCATAGAATCTACATTGAGTCCCGTCTTTCTTAAACCATTCGTACTGAATAGCCTGACCGACTTGTAAGCCAAACACATCAGTCTTCTTCTCAGAATCAGATACAAATTGACTTGGAAAACCTGTCGATGTTATGTTTACATTAACATCTCTCATTGAATATATTCGCTTATTGTTCCCTTGTTATTATATCTCGCAAAGTTAATGATTATTTTCGACTCTTTTTTAGTAGGTTGATATAGGTGTTTTTGACAGGCCATTATTGCCAATCCTGAAGATATACTAGCATCAAAATTAGTTCTATTACTAATATCAAACCTAGACCAATCATTAAGAGTTCTAATAAAAGGCATTGAGCCAATGTCATCTTCATCTCTATTACCAACCTCAGAACCAAAGCCTATATATTTTTCAATGTAAGACTCAATTGCGGATGCGTGTGCCTGCTTTATATCTTCACTTGAGTTAGGTATTCCTCCTAATTCTTTTTCTGTTTTAGAAAGTTTATTAAACACCTTATCAGGTCTATTCATACTATATCCCCTATAACCTCTATTCTTAAAGTGATACAAAAGTCTTGGTTTATTATTCTCACAAAGTATAGGCATACCATAAAAAACACAAGCCATTAAAACATCCTCGAAGAATATCTCTGCTGTTTGAGGTCTTGATATATACTCTAAAAAAAATTCATTACTAGGTGCGTCTTCCATACTAAACTTAGTAAGTCCGTGTAATGCTCCATTAGAACCACCCCCTCCAACTACTCCTGAAATGTCATAACTATCACAACCAAAAGCACCAATATGCTCGTTACCGGGCCACTTCTTTCCATTCCTAGTTTCTATTCTGTTTTGCAAAGTTCCACTAGGAGTCCAACTTACAAGAAATCTACCGTTCTTATTAGGACTCCAAACAACCTTAGTATCTTTTACACCATCTTTCCAAGAAAATGAGCCACGAGTAACGTGATGCTCTGTTATTAAACTATCATTATAATCAATTTGTTGGTATATCTTTGTTAGATTAAACAATGACTGCTTACTTTCATCTCTAAAAGCGTGAGATTCTGTTCTAGGAAACTGTCTATAAAATTCATTCAATGCATCGGCATCGTCTTTTAAAGAGTCTACTTCTGCCTGCCAATAGTCAATTGCTCCTTGAGTAATCATCTCATTGTCAATACCTAATACAG